CCATCGACAGTACGCGCTAATCTTAAAACGCGACTAGCAACTATTACAGGCTTAAAGACTTACGATTATATTCCAGACTCTGTTAACGTCCCAGGTGCAGTAGTAGGTCAGTTAGATCTCAATTTTGACGCCACCTTTAATCGTGGTTTTGATAACGCTACCTGTACAATACTTTTAATTGTAGGACGTATGAGCGAGTCAGCTGGACAGACAAAGCTAGACGGTTATCTAGCGTCAACAGGTTCTACCTCGGTAAAAGCCGCGATCGAGGCAGATGCAACACTTAGCGGCGCTGTCCAAACCCTGCGAGTAACATCCGCTACCGCTGGATCTGTACAGGTGGCTAGTATCGACTACCTTGCGTATCGGTATAATGTCGAATTGATCGGCTAAATAAAAGGAGAAATAAATGGCGATCTTTATGGGTAATAAAGTAGCTGTAGTCGCAGGCACTACAACTATTACCACTTTCGTTAGCGCGGTCAGCCTGTCGCGAGAAATTGATGCCGTAGAAATTACCGCTATGACTGACTCAGTACAAAACCTAATCGGTGGTATCGAACGTCCTAGCGTTACTTTAGAGGTGTTTAACGATTTTGCTGCATCTAGCGTTAACTCAATTTTTGAGGATGCACTAGGTACAAAATTAGCTATTCAGCTGATCCCAGTATCAGGCACAGTAACAGCGACCAACCCTCGCTACTCTATGTCTGTTTTGGTTGCTCAGTGGCAGCCAATTAACGGAACTATCGATAGTCCAATGACTGCATCGATTACGCTTCCAGTAACTGCTCTTACAAAAGCTACATCTTAATTAACTAGGATAGGGGACATAAATGGCTACGCAATTAATTAAAGTAACTAAAAAAGACGGTAAAGAGGTAAATTACGAGCTTACGCCAGCGGCTAAGGTGGCTTTCGAGAGTCACTTTAAGACTGGATGGCGTAAGCGACTAATTGAGGATCAGCGTGAAAGTGATCTATGGTGGTTCGCGCATTATCTGATAACCGCTAAAGGTGAGACTACAGCTGCTCTAGATGACGATTTCTTAAATCAATATAAAGACGTAGATTTCGTCATTGACTCAAAAAATGGATAGACCGACGCGGCGACATATGGGAGGTCGCAGCTGTGTCGGTAGCGACGAGTATCTCACCTAATGAGCTACTAAAATGCGACCCTGCTATATATGCAGCTATAAAGTTTATACTGCAGGAGCAGGCTCAGGCGCGTAATAAACCGCGTTCGATGAAAGGGAGGCGCTAGTGGCTAGAGCTAGTGAGTCCATACTAATCGCTGACTTTGATAAATTAGTAAAAGAGCTAAAGGCTATTAATCCTCAATTAAGAAAAGACTTTAATAAGGGTCTTAATGAAGCTGTAAAACCTATGCAGCAATTAGCTAAAACCTTCGTACCTGGCTCTATTCAGTATCAAGATAGAGACGTATTCGCTCAACAGCCGCCAGACTACTCATCCCCTGCCTGGATAAATGACAAAGTACATAGATCTAGGGATCCTCTACGCTGGACGTGGCAACCTGCAATAGTAGCTAGAGGTATAAAGATTAGACGCACTACTATTAATAAGACGCCTTTTGGATATAACAAAGTAGCAGTCGCAGCTCTAGCTTTAGTTAACAGCACGCCAGGAGGCGCTATTTACGAGCTAGCAGGATCTGGTAAAGAGACCTCGCAGGCTAAGACAAAAAGCGTATCGCGTAACTATAAGGCTCAGGATGATTTTAGGATTTTCTTTCCAAAAGTAGCAGGCGCTCCAAAACGCCTTATTTATAAGGCTGAGGCTATATTAGGCGATAAGGTTAGAAATGAAATTACTAAGGTAATAGACCAGCGCTTATATAAGTTTATAAGAGGTGTTAAATAATGGTAATGGGTCGTAAAGAGGTAGCAGTCGATTTTATTACGCGACTAAAAGATAAAGGCTTTAAGGATTTAGATAAGGCTACAAAGAAATCGCAAACACTATTAACAAAATTTGGAAAGGGACTAGGCCTTACTTTTGGCGCTGTAGCTATTGGCGCTTTCGTAAAAAAGTCTGTAAATCAATTCGCAACCTTAGAGAAATCTACTAAGCGCCTAGAGTCTGAATTAACTAATTTAGGTCTAGCTTTCGCTTCTTCTCTGGCTAGTGATTTTACTCGCGCTTTATCTCTGTCGTCAGGTGTCTCTCAAAATGAGCTAAATCCAGCTCTACAAAAATTAATCCAGACTACATACACGCTTACAGACGCCCAGAAATTATTAAGTCTATCTACTGAAATTAGTAGACAAAAAGGATTAGAGTTAACTGACGTTAGTAATGCCCTTTCACGCGCTTTTGTCGGTGATTATAAAGCTTTAGTAAAGCTGCGTATAGGTTATGAGACGGCTGAGCTAAAAGGTAAAGATTTCGCTGACGTACTAAAAGAGCTAGAGGCTGATTTCTCGTCTAAACAGGTAGACACTTTCGCAGACAAAATAAATAAACTAAAAATAGCTTTCGAGCAGACTCAGGTAGCAGTAGGTAAAGGATTTGTCGAGGGCTTGGAGGCATCTGGGCTTAGTATTGAGGAAACTCAAGAAAAGATGATAGCTCTGGGAGAGGCTTTTGGAACAGCTCTAGGTAAAGCTGTAGGTCTAATAGATAGGGTGTCAAGTAAATTTAATGAGCTAGCAAATAGCAGGCCTGTCCTAGCGTTATTTGATTTATTAGATCGTCTAGCAGGAATAGATTACGGCGATGCAGGTAGAGCCGCAGATGCTAAGCTCAAAGCTGATTTAGCCGCAGGTGCATTACAAAGAAAAGCATTACAGGATCAAGCTAAATTAACACAATTAGCTAAACAAGAGGCAGGTCTAGCTAAATTACGAGCCGCAGAAATAGCAAGGCTAAAACGCGATGAGGCAAAAAGAGCGCAAGAAAAGAAGCGAAGCGCAGATCTTGAAAGATTACGTAACTCTATACAGTTTAAGTTCGACATAGATGCGATTAATTTACAGGCTGCGTTACGTCGTCAACTTTCACAGACAGACAGAGACCGCGTATTGCAATTATCAGCGCTCAAGATTTCAGATTATCAGACAGACGAGGAGGCTATAAAGACTCTAAAGGCTGCTACTGAGGGTCGCTATGACGATGCGATGAATTTAGAAAAAGTTTTACAGCTATTAAAAACAGCTGGTTTTGCAGCGGATAAAGCATCTATAGACGCCCTAGCAGCTCTTAAACCTGACATAAAGTTTACAGATAATTTAGATGACATAATTGCAAAACTAAAAGCAATTATCGAAGGTAAATATAATATAAATATAAACGTAGGCATTAATGGGGTTGGCGGTGGCGGCGGCGGCGGCGGCGGCGGCGGCGGCGGCGGCGGCGGCGGCGGCCTTATAATTGATGAAGGTACAGGTGAATCAGGTACAGGTACAGGAGGCTCTATAGGCATTACGCCTACAGTAATTAGTACAGGTGACGCGGCAATTATTGACACTATTAACGCTATTATAGATAATCAAAATACTTTGACAGCTAGTTTCCTTGCAACCTTACCGTCTGGTTTAGATGCTAACGATTTAGCTACTGCGCGTTATGAATTGCAGGCTCGTACAATTACAGCGCAAAACCAATTAACTAACTATTTATCTGGCGCTCGTTATCAAATGATGGCTAATGATATTACGGATCAAAATACTATGACTAATCAATTATCAGCCGATCGATATACTGCTATGCAAAATTATTACACTGGAGCAGGATCGCAAGGCGTAACAGTAAACGTAAACATAGAAGGATCTTTACTATCACAAAATGACCTAGTAGCTGCGGTAACGGATGCTGTCTACCAGACACAGCGAACAGGTAATGATTTAATCGTTAGCGGTATATGAGTACTGGCGCTGTTTTTAGCTGTTTTATCGACTTTAGCAACGGTGCTAACTTTGATCCTAGCTTAGTATTAGATGATCCCTCTACACCTCTAGACCAGTCTGTATTAGGTACTAGCGCATCTGAAATAGTAGACGTAAGCCAGTACGTAATAAAGACTGGCATAAGACGCGCCTATAATCGTACCTCTGACAGCTTTACGGCTGGTACTGCATCGGTACGCCTAATTGATCAGACAGGTTTATTTAACCCTGCTAATACTTTAAGTCCACTATACGGAAAAATATTACCGATGCGTAAGATTAGATTTATAGGTACTTTTGGAGGACAAGAGTACGCATTAGGATCTATGTACGTACAGTCCTGGAAATACAGTAGCCCTACAGGATTCGATCCTGCCTTTGTAGATCTTAACTGCGTTGATGGTTTTCAATTATTAAACCTAGCGTCTATATCAACTGTTACAGGTGGGACAGCTGGTCAGACTACATCTCAGCGAATTACTAGCATCTTAGACGCCGCTGAGTGGCCTGGCGGTATGCGCTCTATATCTACGACTGCAGATACGACTGTACAGGCAGATACAGGCAGTACTAGAACAGCTCTATCAGCCTGTCAGACAGTAGAGGCTACAGATCTAGGAGCTTTTTATATCAACCAGCAAGGCTACGCCACCTTTAGATCTAGAGAGGACATAATTACAGCCTCTGGCGGTACAGCCACAGTGTTTAGCGATACTGGATTACCTGGCACTATTACCTATCAAAAGGTAGCTTTTGATTTATCAGATTTTGGACTTATTAATAGCTGCACTGTTACACGTACTGGCGGTACACCGCAGACGGTAAATAACGTAGACAGCATTGATACATTTTTTAAGCATAGTCGTAACCGTAGCTCCATAGCGCAGACCGATACAGATGCCTTAAATCAGGCGCTTATGATCGTAGCAAGTCGCCAGGAGGTAGGAGCAGACCTACGCCTGGAATCTTTAACCCTAGATGCATATGATGGTACTAGCCCAGACCGCGTTACTGCAGCTTTGGAGCTAGACGTCTATGATCCCATTACCGTAATACAGGTGCTGCAAGGTGGCAACGTAGAAAGCGATACGGTAATAACTGGCGTCGCTTATGACATTACCCCTAATTCTTTTAATACTACTTTTACCACCGCGCAACCGTTCGCGAGTGGGTTCGTGCTAGACTCTCTAGTAGATGGCCTACTAGATGAGGACTCGCTCGCTTATTAAGGAGAAAAATGGCTGCAGGTTTAGGATTTAAGAATTTTCAGACAGGAGAGGTACTTACCTCCGCGGACGTAAATGGCTATTTAATGCAAGGCGTCTTAGTTTTTGCTAGTGAAGCTGCTAGAGATGCTGCTATAACATCACCGCAAGAGGGACAGTTCGCATACACAAAAGATAATAATAGTCTCTGGTATTACACAGGCAGCGCGTGGGCAGCAAGTGGCGCAACAGGTGATATAGAGGGCATAACTACAGGCACAGACTCAGGGCTATCAGGCGGCGTTACTAGCGGTACAGCTGTACTCAGATTAAAACTACAGTTTGATGCAGAAACAGGCACTACTTATACCTTAGTAGCAGGCAACCTTAACCAGCTAGTAACACTTAATAACGCAAGCCCAATTACTTTAACTGTACCGCCTAGCGTTTTTAGCGCGGGTGATGTAATAAACATAGCTCAAATCGGAGCAGGCCAAGTAACGCTAGCGCAAGGCGCAGGTGTAACAATAACTAGCACAGGTGCAACCTCTAGCGCACCTAAATTACGAGCTCAACAAAGCGCGGCTAGCATTATTTGCACAGCATCAAATACGTTTTTGGTCGTAGGAGATATAGCATAATGAGTTTATTGGGCATTATTGCTAGCCAAAATTACCCACGCACTTTTACCGTAGATTTTTTAGTAATTGCAGGCGGCGGTGGCGGCGGTGACGGCGTTAACAGCCCAGACATAAGGGCAGGCGGTGGGGGTGGCGCAGGCGGCTATAGAAACTCTAGTGGAACTTCAGGCGCTAATTCATCTGCAGAAACCGCAATTTCTGCAAGCGCTGGAACTAATTACACAGTAACAGTAGGAGCAGGTGGGGCATTTGGTGGGTCAGGGGCTAAAGGTTCTAACGGTTCTAATAGCGTATTTTCCACTATTACTTCAACAGGTGGCGGCGGCGGCGGTAGTGGCACAGGGGGTTCAAGAAATGGAAATACTGGTGGCTCGGGCGGCGGTGGCGGTTCAGATGACGGAGTTGGTGGAAATGGAACTACAAATCAAGGGTTAGGCGGCGGCGGTGTTGCATCTCAAAAAGGCGGCGGTGGCGGTGGAGCAGGCGTAGCAGGTGGCACGGCTAGCGGTGCTGGCGGCGGTAAAGGTGGCAACGGCTTATCGTCTGATATAACAGGTTCAAGTGTAACGCGAGGCGGTGGCGGTGGCGGTGCGGCTGTTGATTTTGTAGGAGCGGCGGGAACTGGCGGCGGTGGAACTGGCGCTAATCCAACGACAGACGGCACGGCAGGTACGGCTAATACAGGCGGTGGCGGTGGCGGTGGATTTAGGGATGCTAGTCCAACTGTTCCAGGGGCAGGCGGTAGTGGTGTAGTAATTTTGCGCTATCCAGATACTAAAACTATTACAATAGGTGGAGGTTTAACAGGAACAGAAAGCGCGGCAAGTGGTGGATATAAGCGAGCTACGATTACCGCAGGCACAGGAAATGTAAGTTGGGCATAATGGCACATTACGCATTTTTAGATCAAAATAATGTAGTAACTGAGGTTATTACTGGCATAGATGAAAGTGAACTAATTGAAGGTTTAGATACAGAAACTTGGTATGGTAATTTTAGAGGCCAAGTATGTAAGCGCACTTCATACAATAACAATATACGCAAGCAATACGCAGGAATTGGTTATAGTTATGACCCAGTAGCAGATGTATTTATTGCGCCACAGCCTTTTGCTTCTTGGTTGCTTGATGCTGACCATAACTGGCAAGCCCCAACACCTAGACCGGAAGACGGCTTTTGGTATTGGAACGAGGCAGAGCAGGTTTGGGTAGATGCTAACGAGCTATAACGGCTGGCCTGCCAGTAAAGACCCGGCAGAAATAGGCATAAAGAGTTATCCAGTACCCGGCACTAATAGGAAACTTAGATGCGCTGAGGCTGTAGCACCTTTGCTAGTAGGTTTTGCCGCTGAGTT